AATGAGAGAGGATAAGATGGAAATTAAAGTAACCCCTCTTTTTGGTACTTTAAATACCGTTATCCCTAGGCGCAAGCAACAATTATTATGCAACCAAAGATTTGGTGATACCAGATGCACAATAGATAGAGATCATGCCGATAATAAACAGTCAGGAACCATGGATGTTGATAGTACACAGCTTATAATAAAAGACGCAACGCGTTCCGAGGCAACTAACTATTGGCGATTCGGAGAGTTACATATAACGGCAGGAACAGCGGCGAATATAGGAGAAAAAAGATTAGTCAGAAAATCTTCTTCAGGAGAGATATATCTCGATTTTCCTCTCCCATCTGTACCGACAACTGGGGATGGATACACAGTATATCGAGGTTGTGATAAGACATTAGTTTCGTGTGCGGATAAATTTAGCAATGACGCAAACTTTAGCGGTTTTCATTCCATACCGCAACTACTTGTAGCGCGTTAAAATTGGAGGGTAAAATGAGGATTCTTTATTTTTTTGTTGTTGTAATCTTGCAGATTATAGGACTTTGGGCGAACTTAAAGATATACAGAGGCAAGGCCTTAGTTGTTAATATGTGTATTTGGTTAATATATTTGCCTCTTTTAATAATCTTATTTAACTGGGCATGGAAATGATACCAAAACCTGAACAAATAGTAGATCCTGAATTTTTAAACATACCTTTCAAGTTAGGTGGCAGGAATATAAAGGAAGGCGTGGATTGCGTAGGGATAATGTATTGTTACCTAAAAAAGAAAGGCGTTACTATTCCGCATACTGATGGCATGCCTGTTAGTGAAGATTGGCGTGAGGCCACCCCCGATAGGTATGACGATGCTATGCAGAAGATATTGCCCAGATACGGGAAACTTATCATAGGTTTTAATCAGTTAAAGGCCAATGACATCATAGCATTTTCTATTGACAAAAAAAAAGTAGCGCAAGCGGCAGTATATATAGGTAAAGGATATTTTTTGCATATAGAAGAGGGAAAGAAATCAGAACTTATACAGCTAACTGAAAGGCATAAGAAATTATTTTTCTTTGCCATAAGGATTAAGGAATAAAATGCCAGCAATAGCGATAGGAGCAGCATTAGGGGCAGCGATAGGAACTGCGGGATTAAGTGCCGGTGGATATGTATTCGGCGCTACTCTGTTTGCTAGTGTTATTACTGGTGCTCTTTTAGGCGCTTCTGTTGGTGGCTTTATTGGCGGCATAGCAGAGCAAAAGAAACTTAAAAAAAGCATCTCTCCGCGGTACCAAAGCCAAAGATTATTTGGAGCTCTTACTAATACTTCCAGCAACGAAATACCCTTACCTGTATTGTTCGGTTCACTTAAATTGGCAGGTAATATTATATGGCAGAGCCCATTAGCAGGCGCGGAAACAATATATCAATTTATAACATTATCAGAAGGGGAAATAAATTCAATTTCAGATGTAAGGGTAAATGATATAGCAATAGGCGATTTAACTGGATGTTCCTATGATACTTATCTTGGAACGGCAGCGCAGACTCCTGATGCCCGCGCAAGTGGGGATGTAAAAGGATTAAAATATACAGCTTATTTAGCGGTTACTTTGCAAGCTTCCGATCAATTAACGGGCGGTCAACCAGCTATTACGTGTGTGGCAGAAGGTGTGAAAATAAAAGTATGGGACACAGTAGGATCAGCATGGGTAACTGAATATTCTAACAATCCAGTATGGATTTTAAGGGCGGTCTTAACTAATTCAGATTGGGGATGGGGTTTAAATGAAGCGTGGATTAATGATGCTAGTTTTAAAACGGCAGCAGCATATTGCGACGCTTTAATAGATAAAGCCCCAGGAGAAGTTGGAACGGAAAAAAGGGCGACTTATAATTTTCTTTTAGACGAAAGATTAAAGGCCTATGACGTTGTTCATGATATAATGTCCACTTTTGGCGGATTTTTATCTTTTACTGGACCAACTGTAAAACTCAATATTGAAACAACAGGAGCAACGGTTCAGGCATTTGATGAGGATAACATAATAAGTGGTTCTTTTACTTATCATCTTTTAGGCAAAGACGACAGTCCAAATAGAGTAGGGGTTGAATTTATAGACCCAGACCAGAATTATACTAAAACCATAGCTTATCATAATAATGAAATCTCTCAAAGAGAAAGAGAGGCATTGGGCGATGAGGCAGTGGTTCCCGCAGATCTTAGAATGTGGGGCATTACTCGTTTTTCCCAAGCCTCAAGAATGGCACGATTTTATTCAGATTTGGCGAATATATGCGGAACCCTTTGTTCGTTTGAGACAAATATACAAGGAATAAAATGTGAGATAGGAGACGTAATAACGGTAACTCATGACACTCCCGGGTGGACAGATAAGCCCTTTAGAGTATTAAGCATGGAAGAAGCCCCAAATAATAGAGTTACTTTTATAGGCAGGGAATATTACGAGGCCTTATATGATGATAGTTATGGTAGCGGAGTGATGCAGTTTGATTATGGTACTCCTATAAGCCCTCATGTACCGTGTCCTAATGTTGATAATTTAGTAATAGCGGAATCAAATTATACAAATAAAGATGGTACTTATATATCAGACATAACAGTGGCATTTGACCATACTACTGAAAAGAAGTTTCTTGATTATTATTTAATAGAATTAAAAAAAGGTGGGGGCGATTATAAAGTAGTTGGTACTTCTAAAGAAAATGCTTTTACTATACCAAATATGGAGGTGGGTATAGCTTATTATGTAAAGGTAAAGGCAGCAACCATTTACAATATTGTCAATACAGGAACAACATCAGCAGAACTTACTATTCTGGGAAAAGCGGTCAACCCTAGTAATGTTATAAGTTTTGCATATACATTTACAAATGAAATAGTTTTCACTTGGGAAAAAAATACAGATAACGACTTAGCGGGTTACGAAATAAGGACAGAGGATGCTAACTGGGGTACGCAGAATGCTCATTTAAAATATAGGGGAATGACTAATACCCATACAATAGTAACGCCTAGTTCGCGAGCCCCTGGAGCCCATTATATAAAGGCCTTCGATAGGTCAGGGAATTATTCATCGGCAGCTCAAACAGTAACTCCAACTAATGCTGTACCGGCAACACCTACAATTACTTCTACCCAATGGTTTGGTTTTGCTAAGATAGAATGGACAGATGTTGCTGATGCTGATTTAAGATATTATGAAATATATCGTTCCGCGACTAATGCTTGGGCTGGCGAAGAAGCGCTTGAGGCAAAAGTATCAGGAACAGAAGCAATAGTCCAGGGAAAATCCCCTAGCGATGCAATAGCAGATTCAGCAGACGCTACAAGCATAACAGACGCTACCTTGATAGGAGCAGGAGTAGATTATTTTGTTGGTGATGTGATTGTGCAGACAAGTGGTACTTATGATGGGCAAGAGGCAGTAGTGACAGCTTTCAATAACGCAACAGGGCAGGTAACAGTAGCTTCGTGGCCGTCCGGAACACCTGACGCGGATGATGAGTTTGTTATTAAAGATAGAACTCATTATAAGGTTCGAGCAGTAGATACTTACGGGCCTGGAAGTTTTTCAGCCGCACAGACTATAAATTTTACGCCCCTAGCCGCGGCAGAGGTAGGAGACGCAATAATATCTGCTAGAAAACTTATTGCAGGGGAAGTAATTACTCTCACCGCCCAGATAAAAGACGCGATTATTACAAATGCAAAAATAAACGACTTAAATGCTACAAAAATTAATGCAGGGTATTTAAGTGCGGATAGGATAGAGTCAGGGACAATAGTGCTTTCTAAATTAGGTAATGATGCGATTCCTCCAAAAACATATTACCAGGCATTAGAACCAAGTGGAGAAGGAGAACGCGACGGAGACTATTGGGTAGATACAGATGATGATAATATACTATACGTTTATGATACAGGTGCTTGGCATGCGGCAGGCGCCGCAGGAGGGATTACAACATTCAGGCAATCTGAAATACCTGTAGCAGTAACAGCCGGAGATTTATGGATAGATACAGACGACAATAAATTATATAGAGCTACAAATATAGGCGATAATGAAATAACAGCAGGGGAATGGGAACTTCAAAATGCCGCTATAGCTACTGGTTGGGCACATGGCTTAGATGTAACTAAAATAGACGGTGGAGATATATACACACGCACAGTAACAGCAGGTAAGATAGCAGCAGGGACTTATATAGGCGGTGATTTTGTTATAGGCGCTGGGGGCGCGTTTAAATCAGATAATTATGTATTACATACAACAGGTTTTAAATTAGATCACGAATTTCTTGAATTAAATGATGTTGTTATAATGAATAAAGGAATTGAATATTTATTCAGCAATTTTCAAGAAGGTTTTTTATCTTTTGGCGGTGATGGCTCTGATGGTGATGTAACTATTTCAATTAATACGGATATATCTGGGCTTACCAAGCAATATAATAACCTTACTATTAACGCGGGAATAACATTAACTGCTAAAGACTCTATTATAGGAGTTAAAGGAATACTTACTGTAAATGGAACTATTTCCGCAAATGCAGGTGGTAGTTCAGGTGGTACTTGCCCTGAACTTACTGGCAATGATAAAACGAAACAAGGTACTAACGGTACAGCAGGAGACACAACTGGTTGCGGCGGTTCTGGTGGTGGTGGAGGAGGAGCATATTCTTGGAATGGTGTTGATTATGGTATTGCAGGTGGTGTAGGCGGTGCTTGCCAACAGTCTGGCGGTACTGCAGGTGGTGTAGGCGGTGCTGGCGGTAATGGAAATGCTGTGGGAGCTACTTATTTAATTTCAGCAAAGGCTTGGTATCGAGGTGATTATCTTATAAGTATTGGTGATGGCGCTGGTGGAGCCGCAGGCAGTGCAGCTAAATTAGCAACTAACGGACATTGTAACGGAGGCGCAGGTGGTGTAGGCGGCGGCTGGTTATATATAGAAGCAAGAAATGTTACAGTAAGTGCTACCGGTGTTATTTCAGCAAATGGAGCAAATGGCAGTAATGGCTCAGCAACTGGAGGAGATTCTATCGGCGGACCTGCCGCAGGCGGCGGAGGAGGTGGAGGCGGAGGTGTATTAGTAATTCGTTACTCAACTTATTCTGATAGTGGGTCAGTCACCGCTAATGGCGGTACTGGTGGTGCTGAAGCTCATACTCCTGACCACGCAAATGGGGGCAATGGCGGCGCAGGTGGTGGAGGTACAGTATGGGTAGTAAATGCCTAATTTATTAATATTATAACTAAAAGGATTAGAAAAAAAGGAGTGTATATGAATACATTAATATTTTTAATAGCAACAATTTTGTGTTCTTGCGCTTACAGACTTGGTGGTTCCGCGAAGAATGATAGTTGGTACGACATATTAAAACATAGCAAGACAAGAGATTGGGGATGCACGATAATCGCGCTAATTACATTAGCGCTGATGGGTAAAACTATTGCCTGGTATTGGTATATACCTACATTCATTGCCTGCTGGGCCGCTTTTACCACATATTTTGATGATATAGGAGTATCTGAAATAAAATTATTAAGAAAAGGCGAGGATAAATATTGGCTGCATTTAATGGTAATAGGGGCCATGTTTATTTTGTTTCCTATAACTAGCATGGTTTCGTGGTTAGGTTATGTATTAAGAATAATCGCGATGGGTGGTTTTGGATTATTATCTCATTATATAAATAGACTTGATATCCCTCATAAAGATGTTGTGTCAGAATTGGTTAGAGGCGGCTCTGTAATTATGACATTGCCGTTATTGATGATATGAAGAAAAAGGGGAACCTAAAATGGACATAGAAAAAATAATAAATGAGTTAAAGCAGGAAGAAGCGAAGCTACAAAATTTAAAATTAGGGCTTGTTGACAATATTGAACAATTAACTAAGACTCATTATCAAACAATAGGGAGAATCGCCCAGATACAAAGTGATATCATATTAATACGGGCGAATGAAGAAAAATAAAGAAAGGGGATTAGCATGTGGTTATTAGCAATTTTGGTAAATATGATTATTCTCGGGTTCCCTGTGGATTGCCTGGCATTTTTTGATGTGAAGATCCAGCCAAGCACCTATTTGG